GTTATATATCTGAAGAATATCAGCCTCGCCTTTCATAAAGGTGTAGGCCTCTAAAAGACTTCCATACAGCAAAGCCAGTTCAGCATTATCACCTAACCAGGTTGTTCCGCTGGCAACCGTGGTTATAGAGTCTGGACGATAAAAATAATGTAACTCCATCGTAAAATTAGCATTTGGCGTAGGAGCTAACAGAAAAGTAGATTCGTCCCAATCGGCATAGTACTTAGGAACACCTGTAGTTGCAGGGTTAGGAGTGTAATCTTGCAGCATTGTCGCCTGTTTATATAAAAGAAACTCTTTGCTAGAAGAATTTATTACACTTAACGAATTCTGGGACAGAAAATCTGTGGGTTTTTGCAAGTAAGAATTTCCAGTAGAAGCTGTTCCTTGAGAAGACTTGCGAAACACGTCTAACTGGCATTCCTTTAAAATTCTTTCTTCGGCATTAAGAATAAAACGAGACAACTGATTAACAAAAGTTGTTTCCGTGTTTTGTGTGTAGTCCTGAATTGCTGTTTTTAGTGTGGTAAATGTATATGCCATATCAAAAACTCATTTCGTAATGTTAACAGGACCGGCACTAGAAAAAGAACCACCCCCTGCAACATTTCCTGTAGTAGCTGTTCCGCTGTTAGCCGTGAAGGAGTAAAAAATAGATTGAAAGTTTGTACGCAAATCCCCTTCAATAACTGTTATTGGATATCCGGAAGAAGATTCAAGAACAGACTCTGTAAAACCGTCAAAATCTTTGACTTCTCTAAATCGAACCACGTCCCCAGTGCTACGACCATGACCAGGCTCATTAACTGTAATAGTAGCAGAACCACTTATGCCAGACCTAAAAGGATTAAACGGAAGTAAAACTTCTACGGGGGGCTCCGTCCTATCTGGCCTACTATTCTTAACCGCTTGAGGATCCGCCAAGACTCGACGAGGCTGTAATTGAGGCTGTTTTGATTCAAACTCATCCCTGCCCACAAAGAATCCATTCCATTCTTTAATCATGTTTTTTAACAGGTAGGCTCTTCCAGAACGATCTGAGATACCTAAAGCATGTTTTCCTGAAGCGTATCTGGGCATTAGGTTAGACTCAATGAAGAGTAGCTTGGAACTAGTCTAAGAGCTGTTCTTTCTCCATCCTCAGACGCGGCTCTTTGAAACTCTTCTTCATAAATATCTTTAAGAAGACCAATTCTATCGGGAGATTTTTTAAGAGCTATGTAATAGGCTAGTCCAGCGACCAAACAAGGTAAAAACCGAAAAGGTAAATCAGCAGTGTTAACACCAGCATCTGCATCCTCTATCCTACGAACCCTGTAGTAAATAAGTTCATCCGTAGAGTTCTGAGGAGAAGGCCAAAGAGTAACCGTAGGAGTTATTTGACGATCAACAAAGAACTGTGTTGGACGACCTTGCGTATCTTTATCAGGAGTATTTAGATAGTCACTTCTGCTTATACGAGTAATTCCAATATCAGAAGAACTTCTTCGAACTACAGCCTCAAGAATATCAACAGTTGATTGTATATCCGTCAAAGATGGATTTTCGCTAATAGTTGTAGCCGCAGAACTGCTAGATCCTGTTATACCTTCTCCAGTAGTAAATGATCCAGACGGTAGGGTTATCGTAATAGTCGTCGAAGACGGCTTGCTTATGATAGAAGCCGTGACGCCACTAGTACCCCCTGTAATTGTTTCCCCTACAGTTAAATTAGTAGAAGCACCCACCGTAGCAGTTACAGCTCCTATTGGATATGTTGCGACAGAAGAAGAAGAGGATAGCCGAGCAAGGGGTTGTGTGATCTGCTCTACAGTCCACATATTTAACCCTCTATTTGACCATTCAGCAAAAAGAAGGTTTAAAGATCGCCTAGAAGTTGCGGCATCGTATCCTGTGCGAAACTCTAGACCGCATCTCTCAAAGGCTTCTTCTGTTATCTCAGCCATGTCCAGGTTGAAATCAACCGTACCAGAAGTTGCCATAACTAATTCCTATTACTTAGTACTGCTTTATACAATGAAGAACGATAGAATATGTGTCTCCACTAGAATGCCCTACTGTTGTAAGTTGAATGTCACCCGTATTTCCGCCAGACGCAGCAACATTAGGAATACCACTCATATCGGAGTAATCTAACGTATCAGAATAATCTGCTGGAAGTTGCGCTGCAATAACATCCGTGGAAGCGTCCCAAAGAAGTTTTACACTCATACCAACAGTGGTAAAGATAATTTTTTTAATACGAACTCCCGTGCAAGCCGTTCCATCCTGTAAGGAAGAAAGACCAGAAACATCTACCTTAAGAACCGCACCCTCACCTGTTCCATCACTAGTGTTCGTGAGATAAAATATCGCTTTTTTAGGGCCATCTTCTACCGTAGTTTTTGTTACAGCATCAGCCATGCCTGAATCCTTTTACATGAGTAAAAAGCAGGGAGGTTTCCCCCCCTGCCTAAACTGTTTGCCATTGTTGAAATCTACGTTCATGCCTGTAATACGAATCCAAATTTTACCTGCTGTATAAGCGGCGTTTGTTGCAGCACCTTGTACAAGATACACAAACTTCTTAGACAACGCAGCCATAGTAGCGGCGGAGTCAACAGAGTTGTAGTAACCCAAGGTAAGGTCGCCGTTGTTCATCATTTGAGTGCCTGAAGCAACCGCAGCACCAGAAGCCGTAGTTCCTGTAGCAGAAATGTCTACGTTAATGTCTGGGTCGCCACCAGTTGGTACTTCTACGCAACCAAACTCAAGAAGAATAGGGATGCCGTTAACTTCTTTAGTCAACTCTGCAATGTAAGCGTTTGCATCTGTTGCATTACCAATGATCCTGTCACCAGTTGCAGAACCATCAAAGCCACCATGAAGGTCAATAAGAATGGAGGTTACAATAGTGCCGCCAACCTTATTTACAAAAGTGTTGATGGAGGCATCTGGAATTCCAGAGCCATGAGCATTAGGAGTAATGCCGAAAATGGTAGCACCAGTACCCAAACTAGCGTTATTAACTCCTACAGCAGTGGCTGTTCCTGAAAAACCGTTTGTATCAACAACATTGTTGATGCCAGAAGTTGCAACAGTTTGAAGCTCAAACTGTTGCTGAGTTACAGTTCCAGTAGTGACATTTGTCGTAATTTGTTGAAAACCGTTTGGTGAACGTACGGGACCGTTAAAAGTAGTGTTAGCCATTTTATATCTCCTTACGAAAGATCTGCCCTAGAGTCTTCGTAAGCGTCTGCTGGGACAGTCGCTAGGGCTATGATTCCCAGAAAGTGGGGGAGAGTTTCCTCTCCCCCTTTTCTTATGCCGCTCCGGGTGAACCGAAGATGCCGCGAGGATCGGACCAGCCAAACGCATAGCGTTCGCGAGCCTTATACCGCACGTTACCCGTGTCGAAGTCGCCTTCCATGGAAGTCCGCACAGCCGTCCGGTTAAAACCTTTCAGGCCGTTAGGGGCATCCGTCATAATGAAAAACGCATCCGTGTCGTTGAGGAAGTGGTTAACGGCATAACCTTCCGGAAGCATTCCCATGTTCCGAACGGCGTTAATGTCGTTATCCGCAGTACCGGGGCGAAGAGTGGACTCAAGTAGACGATCCGCCGTGAATTGAAGTTCTTTTGGAACAATCATCTTCATACCGCGAACCGCGACTTTAAGGCCACGCTCATCAACAAAGCTAGCAATGTCGATCAGGGCTTGCTCAAGACTTGTTTCGTTAAGATCCGAAGCCACTGCAAGCTCATTACGGAAGGTATTACCCGTAACAAGAGGATGGTCCGTAGCACAAAGCTCGATTCCATCGCCACCTGTGAAGCCACTGTCAAACGCATTGTTAAGAACCGCTGCGGCCTTAACCTGTTTTGTCTGGCTCATACTACGAGCAAGGGCCCTCGTGTACCGACTTGCAAGTCGGTCATAAAGGTTGTCCTCAACAGCTTCTTCTGTGATCGAGAAAGCAAGCGCGATTGTCTCCATCGTATAACGAGCAGTATATGCTTCCTGCGCGTCATCGAAAGATACGGCACTGCCTTCACCTTTCGTCGGTGCTGCTCCAAAACCACTGAGCATCACTTCTTCTTCAAAAGCACGATCCGAACTTTCCATTGAAAAGATCTGTTCATGCTCACGATCATACTGATCGTATTCCATTCCAAACAGCGCGTTCAGGCCGGGTTCCAACTCTTTTACGAGTTGCGCTCTACTAATAGCCATTTTTCAAACCCTCCTATACGCCAGTAGTTGAAACAGAACCAGCAGAAATGGAACCCGTAGGTGCATTAAAGCTGTTGTTCAACCTGACGATTGCGCCAATCCCAGCGGCTGCGAAATCCTCGTTCATAGAATCCTCAGTCCAACCCATAACCCGCAAAGTAAGGCTATTGGTTGTTGCTAGGGTACTGATAGCCAAACGACCCAACGACACACCTGTAGCATCGGTGCCTGTTATACCCGTAGACGTACTAGCATTCAAAAACACACTTGCGCGTGCCGTTGCCTTGCTTGTCCACGAAGCATCCGTTGCAACTACATATAGTTGGCTTGGATCATCGTTAATAAAGGCTTTAACCGGGTGGTTACTATCCGCCCCGGAACCGGGCCAGTAGTTACTCCAAGTTGGTTTTCCAGTGGTGCTAGAGACATACTCACATCCTTGAAACACACCCAGAGCACTAACAGTTCCACCAGCGGCATTAGATGTATGGTCGATATACCCAGAAGCGAGGGG